CATGAAGATGCTAAGGGTAGATTGTATCCTAGTTACTCCACTTTTTCCCCTTATATTAAGACCATGTAGATCAATTTCAATGACGAGAAATGGAGAGATTGGGTCGAAGAAGTCGACATAGACTTTGTTGAGAAGAATCCAACTGCAAGTCCCGATGAACGATCTGCTCACATGAAACGATGTAAGGAGGAAGAGTTAAGGAGAGCCAAACACAGGGCATTCTTGGAGCGAGAGAGGAATGAGAGAGCTCCTGCCACCTATCTCTGGAAAGCAAACCCCCCCATCCCGGGTTTCGTGAATGTTTTTCGTGGTACGATTTAAGAATTTCATGAGCTTGATGATTACTGGACTGAGATCAACCGAGGCTTGCCCAAGGATTAGGGAGCTGTTATGGGTGTGTCTCTTGATAGCGCTTATTATCTTTCAGGTCTCGTGTTCAGATACCCCATCGAGTTCTCTATGATGACCTTTCCCGCCATTTGTGGAAGATGGCAACTCCCCTCTAATTAAGGATACGCTCAGATCTATGCCGCGATGGATGAAGACGCCAATGTTAGATACCACGTTAGTATGTCTGCCGCAGGACAAGCCAGACCATATGTGCACCCTCTTGTCTTCCCCACAGAGCTCGACCGTACTCTTTCCTGCAATGGAGTGGTGTATCACTAGGGATTCTGTCCTGCTGGAAAGGTGGCCTTTAGGGCGGCTGTGTGCCCCAGAGAGGCGATTCTTGAGGAGTTTTGTGATTATAATTATGACGAGATAGTTCGACACGAGGAATAGATGCTCGAATTGGGCTGGAAGGGCTGGTTAGGGATTAGAATGAAGAAGTGGAAGAAGAATCGTATAATAGAGATGAGGGTGAGAGAGCTTAATAGCAATTGCCAAGTGGATTGGACAGCAGTTTGTGCTCATCTATATGTTTTAAAGGATGCAACCACCCCCGAATAATTGGAAAAGAAATAAAATAGCACCATAGTTTTGTAGTCTCATTTGAGGGCCTTCAATGTTGACATCAAATGCGATAGACCTTTGATCACGATAAATCTTGACGATTTATCTATGGTATGGAGATCTAGGTGGTCTGGTCATCTTCAAGAGACACTACCATTCATGGTGGGTATGGCGAGTCCTGACGCTAGAGAAGCCGGATAAAGAGGCTTGGGAGACTTGGGATTCTGGGAATATATCACGACCCCCGCCTATGAAAAGGAGATTACTGTATAGAGGAATTATGACGGCCCTCTAGTTGCAGGACTATAGCAAAGAGGGATATAAGGTTTGTGTTACGATGTTGACGATCTAAAGGCAATTTCTGGTCGGATCAAGAAATAGTAGCACATTTCTAGCTTGTTTTAGGCCATAAATTCCAATCTGGAACCGCAAACGATCGATAAGATAAATTTGTTGTATCGAAAGATTTAAGACAATGAACCGCTTCTACGAAAAGAAGACAGATTTCTAACCACCTTATTCAAAAGAGACCCAAAATCATCTCTGGCTAAAGATTAATTTACAGAATTTTCGGAACTCTATTATTAAACTCATGTCTTCAGGGAGGTGGATATGAGGGAAAGCAGAGCTGTGATCAATGAGGTGTGGCATGTTGATAAAAGCGAGATCTACGACATGTGTAGAAATGAGAAACCCGACTACCGAAGACCTTTCTAGTCTGGTTTTACTATTAAGGGAATGAAGGCGTATGAGTGGTCGAGCAGATCTCTTACCAATTTATTGTACTCAATGTCGTCCCGACTCCTGGTGTCCCGATGTGAACCGGATCCTAAGTATCTAGTGGGTTTCAAAGAGTTCTGCACCAGATAGATCGATATGATAGTGGCTAACATAGAATTATTCTTCGAAGGAGCTCACACCATGGGAGTGGAATCATGGTTGGCCGACCACCCAAACTGGAGCAAGAAGAAGAAGATGCTTTATCGCGACCAAATTAAGAAGCAGTTGTTGATTCAGGAAGGCGAGTCCTATAGAGGCTTCTTTGAGGTGATGACCAAGAACGGAGAGCAGCACTTGGCACCTCATTTAGAAATAGATGTTGATGGACGATGCGTGACCGAGAAGACTCGTATCCGGCCCATCCAAAATCCGAAAGAAGACTACATTGGGCTTCTGACCTGGACCAATGAGTTTCATATCACTGCTCTCGCCAACGCGACTCCGTGTTTTGTTACCGGACTGAATGGGCGATAGTTTTCCGCAATGTATCGAGATTTCGCTCAGGCAGTGCTCGATGCTGTCCCTGTCTCTGCCGACGGTTCGGCATTTGACTCGACACAGTGGGCTGAGATTTTGGAAATTGTAGATGACCATTATTTCAAAAAAGTCTGGCCCACATTGACCAGATATTTCGGATTCTCCGAGAGAGTGTCCTCTAAGCTATTGGATCTGTAGCTAAACAAGATATCCAAGATTAAATATAAATGGAACAACCGAACCTTTCTTACATAGTTTATAAAGGGCACCACACCAAGTGGACATCCTACGAGAACCACAGCGGGGAATACTCTCAGGACGATAATGTACTTCAGCTATTGGATGTATCAAGCTGGATGTCTCGAAGATGTCCCACTTTATGACTACAAGCTCCGCTAAGAGCCATCACCCTACGGGTTTAAGCTCGAACGGGTATTGAAGAAGAAATATGATAGCGGATTGATGGCTTCCGGAGACGATGCTTTGCCCTTGGTACCCAGGAAATATGCCGAGAGATTGAGAGATTGTATTTTTGCAGGATCGGTCAGGAACGCCAGGAGTCATGAGGTCAAAGGTCTGGGAGGTTGTTACTAGGAGGTGTTGATCGGTAAAAGTTGGGTAGATATGGAGTTCTGTTCTAAATTATGTTTTGCGATATCTTCCAAAGAAGAAGGAGAGAGTGTCATTGTGAGAGATTTCATCAAAGCTCTCGGAACGTCCAATTTTTACACTGGCAGCAATAAGTCCATCTGTCAGAACCCATTTCAGCACTCTTACTTGATAGGGACTCTCCTCCTAGAGGAGATAGGTCCTCGTTTGAACAAGGTCTTAGGAATGGCCAGAATCTAGATGGGCCAAGTATGGGATTTGACATAAACCCTCTAGACCATCTCGCTGCATCGGATGATGTTGAACCAATTTGATGTTGACGAAGACCTGCAGAATAAAATAGATGATTATCAGATGCAAGCATTAGGTCTTTCTTATCAGTAGTATGTTGATCTAGCCATGCATGCTATAGATTGTACACGGATTGGAGATGTTATAGATATTCCTTGCGAGGTGCAGAAACCCGATACTTATGTCGCCGGACTTGGCCCTGTTTTGTCACCTTTTACTGAAAATAATACTATTACTATGACTAATAATACAATGACTAATAAGAAGAATAATAAGCAAGTGAAGAACAAGGACTAGAAGAGATAGATTGTCTAGTCCAGGAGAAGACCAGCCCGGATGAATTATGGGTTGGTCCAGTATAAAGAAAGTAAGGATAAGTATGCACAAAGTGTGCTCATGCCCGAAGCTGTTTAGGGAGGAAGGATACCCACCAGATTTGCTGTGCCGACTGCCACAATCTAACACTACGAAAAATTCGATGTCCATACGAATGATCTGGGCCAGGCTGTGGTTTGCATGTATCCTAATGATACAGGTAGACTGGCTAGTTTGGATTCGCCAGATGGGGTTGATGTGTCCAAATTTGCGTTATGGAAGGGAGGAGTGGTCAAAGCCAGCATTGACACAAACGTCGTGGCCAAATATAGGGTGGTTTCGGCTGTGATGAGGTATCACTTCACGTAGAACGCGTTGAAATAGCAGGGCTCAAGAACTATCGCTCTTGTCCCCGGTAGCACTATATATCAAGATCCCGTTGGAGGATATGGCGTCAATCATAGTGTCCTTGAGAAATGTATGTATCATGAGACCAATGATATATCGAAAAGCGCGAGAATGATCTGGTTGCCAATGGATCCAGCTGACAATATTTTGATGGGAACTGGTACTGGGTCTGCTCGTGATGCTGCATATGTTGCTCTGATGTTAACGGGCTGTGCTAAGTCAGAACACATTGGATATGTGGAGATTGTCGTTAATCTCGAGTATGTTCCACGATTGGAATATTGGAACACGGTTGTTAGAGAGCTGGTGCCTTCTGACTCTTCAGTGCAAGATCGAGTAGAGTCGGTGATCAGTAACAATCCAGCATTGTCTCACTAACCACTCGGCTAGTTGTAGAAGTTATGGACCTAGATCAGGCCTCACTTGGTCACTGGTGCCATATAGATAGCCAAGAGTGCGTTGTCTGCCTCATGAGGCAAAGTGTTGACGAACTCACGAATACACTATAAAACGAGTTCAAATGATATAAAATACATAGCGTCTGAGTAAACCTCAGA